TCCCAAATCCCCAAACCCTGACAATCCCGAAAATCCCGAAACCCCCATTTTAACCAAAAATCAACTGAAAAGCAAACAACCATAACCCAATCTTAACCCAAACATAGTGAAAATTCCCGCAAAACGTGAAAATACCCAACTAGCCCGTTAATCTTGTTTGTCACACACTAAGTATTGCATTGCTGCTCCTCCAAGTATATGACATCCAGACATAAGTCAATCCACAGTGTTGCCACTGCAGACCTTCGAACGTCTGGCTGCTCCCGTGTCTGCAAACACGCGACGGATTCCTCTCTTTTTTCTCCAGCTTTCAAGCATCTGACTTTGATGAATTGCATACGCATCCACCAAATCCATTCGCGATCCTGCCTTTGATACAAGTCGATTTACCATCTGCATGATTGCATCTGAAGTTGTTGCCATGCCAACAGTCTCCAAGTAGGTTTTGACAATAAAGACGAACGAAGTGCAATCATAGCACATGTCCAAGCCACGACACTGATGCAAATATGCACCAACACCGCACACATCGCTGTGTTCAGCTGCTCTCACCACATAATTGTGATGGAAGCACTGTTGCTCGTAAGTCTTGTTGTCATAGTCGATGAGGCTTGCGCCCTTCTCAACAACCAGCCTAGTTTCTGTTGACATGAGGCATGGGTAGGCTTGCAAGTACTGAATTCCATTCACGTACCTTGTTCTGCCCTCACCCCATGGCAACCTGAACTTGAAAGAACTCAGTTCAGGTTGCATCAACAACCACCATGCCAACTGACGGTCCATGTCCTCCTTAATAAAAGCTTCAACCTCAACATCTGAGCTGCTTTCAACGGAAGGATTGCGGATGTCAGTGACAAACACGATGTACTCATCCTCATTCCAAGAATTTTGTCCATTCCAGTATTCGGCGTCGATTTCTGTAAAGAAACCTTCGTCTTTACCAGTGTGGATTTCAATTCTCGGGTGAGAGAAGAGGAGCTTGTCAAAACTCTGAGGGTCATAGAGAACAAAGTTCATCTGGGGAAACAGTTCTGCAAGAACCAGGATGTGACTTCCTGGAGCTGCACCGGCATAAACAACAGTAATTGTTTTGTTTGTGCCAGAAGCTTGGTGTTGTTTGAGAGCGAGAGTAAGAAACTCAACCTCAGACAACAGCAGCTTGAGCTGTCCCCAGTGCAACTGAGTTTTCATATGACGAGTTTCGGGACTTGGAAAATATTCCAAACGTTTTGCATCTTCAGTGAGAAACCTTGAAAATATGCCTTCAGCAACAGTACCATTTTGGTGGCTGTCGCTGAAAGTCATAATCAGAGGATTACCCATCGCATTCTTGAGAGAATGTTGAAGTTTTTGCGCGCAAACGTTAGTAGATTTCATTTCTACCAGTCAAATAGCAGGTAGAAATTCATTTTTTATTATAAAAAAAATAGTATTAAATTATTTAAGTTTTTTATATACATCATGTGAATGCATTCTTTTTCTGTTAAATTCTTTACTATCTTCTTTAGAATAATTTTCAGGACTACATGTAATACATCCAGTTGAGCATTTATTTATATATTTGGTTACATATCTTTTATATATTTTAGCATCATTTACTCTTTTAGCTACATATAAATCCATATCTTCTACTATGTTATTTTCTATAAATGATACTTTTTCCATAATTAATTTAAAATCATCTATATTTTTTATAACTTCCATATATTTTTTAACTATATAAATAAATGCCATACAATCATAACATGCATCTATATGTTTATTATATAAATTTATATCGTCTATTGTTTCTCCATTTGTAAATAAAGATATATTATGTATAGAATTCCTTGTTACCATGTTATGATAATAGCATTGTTCTTCATATTTTGTATTATCATATTTAATTATTGGAGCATCTTTTTTTACTATTAATCTGGTTTCTGTTGAAGTAATTGGTGGATAGACTTGTAAATAAATATCACCTTCCATATATTCTGTTTTTTCTGTTGTCCAAGGAAGTCTAAATTTAAACATAGATAATTCTGGTTTTATTATATCCCACCATCTTCTTTGGTCTGTCATATTTTCTATAATAGTTTCATTATTAGCAGGGAATGTTCTAATATCAGAAATAAAACATACATACTTTGAATCATCCCTCCATAATTTTGCAACCTCATCAGTAAACCATCCTGCTTTATCTGTATATGTATTTATATTTGGTATTATTTCTTTTATTTTAAACTCATTTGGGTCATATAATTCGAATTGCATCATAGGAAACATATCAGCTAACATAGGCATATGGTCTCCTGGAGCAGATCCAGCATAAACTATATAAATAGGTCTTGTATCATTAGCTTCCTTATATCTCTTATAAACTAGAGTTAGAAATTCTACTTCAGATAACATTAGTTTAAGTTGTCCCCAATGAATTTGAGGTTTATATTGAGTTTGAGGAGTTGCTAGTTCATATTTTTTTCTAGGGTCATCTTCAGTCAAAATTCTAGAAAATTTATCTACTGTGATTCCTTTATATGTATGAGGGAATGGAAATTTCTTATATACTAATAATGATTTCTGAATATCATGTGGTAATTGATAAAACATTGGTTTAACTGTATGTTTTTCCAACAAACTATTCATTACTGAACCACCTTGTTTTTCATTATATTGTAAATTCAAATTTGAATTATTCATTTTATTTGGTAAAATTTTAAAATCAAAATCTGACACAAAGTCAGATTGTATCAAATCTAAAACAAATATATTTATAATAGTTATTATTCCAAATAGATATAAATTAAAATCAAATAAATACCATAATATAATAATTAGCAATATTACTATTAATAAGCCCATCATTATATATATATTAAATATTATATATCAATCAAATATTATATATCAATCAAATATTATTTTTAGTTATATAAATATGGAACAACCTTTAGGTTCAGTTAAAGCACTAAGAAATATTCCTACTAATATTTTAACTAGCAATCTTGATGTTTTTTTATCAAAAAATAATCTTGTTAAGTTAAGTAATGATTTATATTTGACTTATCTTAATAATGGCGGTAAAATGACTGTTTCCCAATTTGATTCATTAATTGTATTCTTAATTAGGGATTTTATAAAAGGAAAAGATTTAAATGAATATTCAACAGTTGAATCAAATGCAACTGGATATAGTAATCATATAGAAGTATTAAATTTTATAAATAATGATTTTAAAAAATTCTTTTATAATTATATGCGTTGGAATGTATATAACCCATTTAAAGCAGATGTTAAACTTACAAATGAAACTAAGAAAGGATATGAACTATCAGCACAAGACCATGGAGAAATTAATATATGGCAAAATGAATCAACAACATTAAACAATTCTAGATTTAGAAATAATAATAAAATACCATTTTATGAAGCTGCTTTATATAATAGGCATTATGATAGGGAAAGTGATGGACTAAAGGCACAAGATATGTCGGGATTAGAATCTCCCATATATTCTTATAATATGAATGATATCTACGGAAATATAGATAACTATAAAAAAGAAGAGAATTATAAAATGTAAAATTGTTATAATATTTTACGGTAAATTTTGAATTTAAGTAAATTTTGAATTTACGATATAGATAAAACAAAGATGCAATTTGACAAGTTATTGGCAGCGCCTAATGAAGAACAAGTTTCTCTAATTAAGGAATTTAAATATAAAGAATATATAGAAAAATATGGTATTGATATATATGGAATAAATACATATAATGATAGTTTTGATGAAATATTTGCATTAGATAATGAAATAACTTCATCATTAAAATACCTTAGATACTTGGAAATAACATCAAAAAATAAAAATATGCATTATTATACCCATAGTGAATGTGATAGTCAAGTAACATGGTTTGAATATTTGGGTAATAGAAAATTAATAGGGATTAAAAGTTGTTTGAATTCCTCATTAATAGAATTTGCATTACAAATATATTATAGTATATTTTCAATAAATTCAGATTCCCTATTATATTATATGTATTTATTCTCTGATTTAGATGATATGGATATTATTAGTGATTTAGTATTAAAAAAAAAGATTTTAGAAAAGAAAAATGATGAAATGTATGGAGATATTAATCCCACTGATAATTGTTATTACTTAACAATAAAAGATATATTAGATATATATAACTACAAGTTAATACGTAGATATATATAACTACAAGTTAATACATAAATTAGATGGAGATTGATTACACTTGTAATCTTCATATACTTTTGCTTTAATATCTTTTTTTTCTATAAAATCATTGCTATATACATCCTTTGCAACTACTTCTGCATAAAAGAATCCATCAATAACTCTAGGATTAAGTATTTCAAACTTTACTGAATCTATGCTGGTTTTTCCTTCTGGAACCGCATCTTTTTTATAATATACTTTTTCAGATATCATATCAAATATACTTCTCGCTTTCTTTTCTAAGTTTTCTTTAGAAAGCCTATATTGACTTGCAAAGTAATGATGAGAAATTAAAATTAGTATAAATAATATTATCGATGTTAATATAACTCCCATTTATATTAAATGCATGATATTTATTTTGCCATAGTTTGTTCTTTAATAATTTTACTAATTGCAATAAACTATTATAATAAGGATATTAATTATAAATTACCAAACAAAAAAAAGTTTGCAATGTTAAATAATAAGATAATTAATGATGAAAAGGTTATAATATATATATTGCTATTATTGCGTAATAAATTAGATAGTTTTTCTGATGAAAAGATTGATAATATTGGATTAGAGTTAATGATAGCAATCAATAATTCTCATATCTCAGGAAATAAATTATATTTAGATAATTTACTAAGCAAAAAGTTAAATTATGAACATGTAGTTCCTGAATTAGAAATAGAAAGAGACGATTGCGATGATGTTAAACATAAACAAAAAAATATAACTAAAAAGGAATTTGTATTTAGGCTTATTAATCATTATATTTATTTAGTGCAATTAAATATGAAATCATTTATAAATTTAGATAATATGCTCGTTTAGTTTGGGTTTCATGTTTAATATATAGGGTTTATAACCCATATATATTAAACTATGTGATAGAAAATCATATATGTATTTGCCATTGGTTTAAATTCTGCAGGTTGATATGAACTGTCATTAAATAAATATACACCATCTTTTCTTTGAGAATAAGCATAATAATGTCCTCCATTCATTGAACCACTATGTTCTGATTGAGCAACTAATTTATAATTTAGTTTTCCACCACCTATTTTATCAAATTCTAGTGTCATAGGAAAATTAATGATTGATTTATTAGGATATTTTGTAAATAATATAGGGATAATTTCAGGAAGCATAGAAATATAAGAAATTTTTATTTTATTGTCTTTATTTCCGCATTCGCATAAAAAGTTTTCACATACTTCAATATTTTTTTTAATAAAATCATTAAGATTATTTCCTTGTAATTCCTTATCACTTATTTCTATCATTGTGCAAATATCACTACCTTCATATTTTTTACCACAAATGCATTTTGTTACATGTCTTGTTCTATTCTCAAATAATTTTAAAACTAATGGATTTATATTATCTATAAACATCATAAATATTTCATTAACATCTTCCTGAGCGCCATTTGTTAATCTGCCTTTTGAATTCCTTAATAGGAATTTGTGTATTTTTAATGCATTTTCTTCATTAATATTTTTAAGCATTGATTCTAATTCTGATGTGATATTATTATCATTTATAGTTTCAAAAATAGATGTTAATGACATTATACATTGTATAAAGGAATTAAAGTAACAAGAATTCCCTGTATTAGTAATACCAAATGGTGAAAGCGCATATTTGTTATTGTATTGTATCATTATTCGTTTGAAACAGAATATTTGTTTGAAACGAATTATTCGTTGAAAGGATTAGTCGTTTGAACTGATTATTTATTAATACAAATATTTTATTAATACAAATATTTTATTTAGACGATATTTTATTAATACAAATACTTATACCTTTAATATCATTCATTTCATAATGAGTTATAGTGCAATCTATAACAACATCTCTATTAAATAATTCTTCCATCATGCATTGTATATTTGATTTTTTACATATTGTTTTATAGTTTGTTTTAAAATAAAACCCTTCATCTGTGAAAGGTTTCTTATTACATTCTTTTATAGAATAAAAATTATTAACTTTATCATAATCTATTTTATTTTTAAATAAGGCATATTTTTCATTAATCAAAAATGCGTTTAATAATATTTTTTTTCTCATAAATTTTTTCACTACGTAAAAAAATTGGGTTTTATAAATTTCTTAATTATTCGCTACGCAAAAAATTTGATTTATATGTAAAAAATTTTTCGCTACACAAAAAATTTGATTTATATATATTGAATTAAATCTTTATTTTATATTTTAGTTTTACAAATCAAAAAAAAAATAAGTTATATAATTTTTTTGCATAGAAAAACTAATACTAATTTTTTACATATAAATCAAATTTTTTGCATAGCGAAAATTTAGCGAAACTAAAATAACCCATTTTTTTTGCGTAGCGAAAAAAATCTTTAAAGTGCAACAAACTGTTTGACATCAAAGTCATCATCATCATAATTTTCATTTCCGCTATATTCAGTAACCTTATTATCGGCAATTGGTAATCCTCTAATAACAGAAGCTTCGATATGTGAAATATGACGATTAATCATTGCTCTCATAACTCTTTGTAAATTAACCATCCATGTTAGATTTCTAACAAGTTTAGTATCAAATCTCATTCTTCCAATTTCAGCATATTTATATGTCTGTTCTGCTGTTAAATGAACTTTAACATCATTTTTATCCTTTGGATCCACCCATTGATTTGTTTGTTTATCATATATTTTTAATCCTTCCATTACTGGTTTTGTAACTCCTACATATGGAGTAAGTGGTTTTGTTGGTTTTACTCCTCCAGTCATCTTTGATAATGTATCAAATCTAGGTACATTTTTATATAATCCATCTTTAACAATATATGCTAAGAAATTAGCAAGATGAACTTTAATATGGTCAGCAGCAGCAGCACCACCACCACCAATAGCTGTACCTAAAATTGGTATTAATAATAAACCAGGTTTTGTTTCTTCATCAGTTGATATAATATCTGCATTGGTATTATCAACAACACGGGTTGTTCCATTAATTTTAAAATATGAAGCTCCTGCGTCATTTACAGTATGAGTTCCATTAGAAGCTCTTCCAAATAATGCATTTACCATAAATAATATTTTTGCATCTTCATCTGTATCAACGAATCCTCTTAAATCGGCATATGAATTTGTGCGGTATGTATTTGCTTGAACAGTAGCGCTCACATCTACATATTTAATTATTTCATTACATAACCTGTCTGCAACTGACCTTCCTAATAATGTTGCTACAGAAGCTGCAGTAGTAAGGTCAGTTTCAACTTTTAGTGTTTTACCAGCACTAACAGCAGCAGTAGTAAATTTATGATATAATGAATATGGTTGATTTGAAACAAGTGCATCAAGAGTTATTCCGTATAATGTATATATCATATTCTTAAGGGACATTTCTGTTATATCTTCAACACCAGTTGATTCAGGATATTTATTATTATGGGCTTTAAGTCTATCAAAAATCCCTGCTGTATCAACTAAACCATTAGCAACTGTATTATTTGCTGCTTTATCATAATTTATTCCAGAATTAAAAATTCTAGCTTTTACAGTTGCTTTAGTAACAGCTATAACACTTGTTCCATTATTAACAATTTCATCTAATTGAGCACCAGTAATTGTTAATACAGACCCGACATTAGTATCGAAATCAGTAATTCTATCTGTAACATATCCAGCACTAGGAACGGCGTGTAATAAAACTCTCAGTAAAAATCTTTTAGAATCTAATGACTTGCTTCTATCAGTTACAATATCTTTAATATCCTTATTAATAAAATCGGAATATAATTCATAAATAGATTTTCCACCTAATCTAATATCTGTGTTTATAGTTATTGAATTAGCTAAATTTGCATATTCTGCTGGTGTTCCGGTTATTGCGCTTCTCGGATTTAATTGAATTCTACCATCAGCAATAACTACTAATCTATCTCCTGCTCCTGCGGTTGCATTGTTCCATATAATAAGTTGCCTACTTGCATCCCTTGTAAATGATGCATATGTATCACGCATTGTATAATAGTTTTTTTCTGGTATAATTGAAGTTCCAATAACAGTATTATAATTAATAGTTCCTCCTTTTATTAATGTTCTTGTTGCAAATTCTCCAGAAGCATTTTCAGCAGCTGGTAAATTTGAATATCTGGTATTGTCAGGTGAAATAAAATGACTTGTGTTAAGTAATACTTTATTCCAGAGTTGGTCAGATAAATATCTTGGTCTTCCTAAGTTAAGTGAATCATTACCATTGAACATATCACCTAATAAAGAATAATATTCACTGTCATCGTCAGATAATCTAGCATAGGGATATGTTAGTAATTTTACTAATAAAGTTCTTGTTGATACAGTTTGAGTATCATTTTTAATCATAATTTCACCACTTGGCATCATCTCTGAAATGTTGGGTAATACAAAATCATGAACCATTTTATCAAAAGTATAAGAATAGTTAATAAGATTAACGAATGGAACTTCTCTCATTAAAGCATGGAAATTTAATGGAACAATATTCATATCTATGATATTTGCTGTTCTAATAAATTCTCTGTTATATATGGAATTATTAGTTATCTCTCCCAATACATCAATAACATTTTTCTTATTTTGTGATACATTGTAATATTCAATATTACTTAATACTTTAGGTAATTCATTACATAAAGCAGAAACAGTCATATTTTGTTTTAGTGCATCAAGATTAGTAAGTTGTCTGGCATTAGTTGCATAAATAAAGTTGGTACCAGATTGTAAATTTAATAATGATGGGAATGTTTGTAAATTACAATCCCATGACGATGTAAAGCTTGTGTTATAAGAAATTATGGTTCCTACACATCGCATAAGTTTTACAAACATATTAATAGTATTTGAATACTCATCTGTTGAAATCTTATCTCCAGCTTGTATTCTCATGAAATAACTATTATATATTTCTTGAACTCCGGGCATAAGTTCTAACTTAGGTTCTACATCATCCCTGCTTAGTAATGATTTAACAGAAACATTAAATCTATATGGGGAACTTCCTTGTGCGCGAGTTGGTTTTAATATATAAAATGGTTGTTCTTGGTCAATTGGTGAATCATATGCTAATAATTCAGGCATTTTTAAACTTAATGGGTCCGAACGAACTAAAGATAATAAATTACTAGAAGGCATAAGAGGAAGAACACCATTCTTTGACTTGTAATCAATAATGAAATCTTTAGAAGTTTCCATAAAATAATATGGAACATCAGATAATTCTTTAAGTGTTAAATCTGCTGTCTTAATTAAACTCTGGCATAATGTCATGACTTTTGTCAATTGAACATTCACATAATTATCAATTCCAGTTATTTCAACCATTTTGTATAGAGTATTAGAACCCCAATCAATAGCCATTTCAGTATTTTCGGTAGTTACAAGATTATCATGGTCTGTTACAGTAGATAATCCAGCAGCTGTACCATTAATAAAATGAAGTGCATCAGCAGCTTCAATATTATATTTAGAGTTTGTATTATTATGCAATTGTAAAAATGATGAAACTTCTTTATTTAAGTTATCTAACATTTTTATTAAATAAGGTAAATTTGCCTTCATTTTTTCTTTAATAAAATCAGGAATTTCAGAAATATTTTCATATAAATAAGTTTTTTTCTGAATTGCGGTTCTGGTATTAACAGTATTCATTAAATAATATATAGCCATTGCTGAACTAGAATAAATAATACTATTTTCTTTTGGTAATCGTAATAATCTAGTGTCTATATTTGCAAAGTCACCATCGACTAACGGGTTTGACGTTGTTGAAGAGTTAAACATTCTAAATAAATCAGGGTTTGACTTTTTCTGGTTAATTTCATATGCAGCGGAGCTATTCATAAATGAATTTAGTAATCCATGATATATTTTATTACTGCTTTCATCTAAATTAGTAACTATGTATGATTTAAGAATTTCATTAAATCTAGATACAAACCCATTATACATATTTCCATTTGTATCAGTCATTTTAGTAGCTCCTATTGCTTGTCTTCTACCAGTATTTTTGCTTATTTGTGGAATACCAAATACTAAGTTTCCAAAATCCTTATTACATAATCCTATTCTTTGTGCTACAAAATATGTATTTAAAGCAGCTCTTTCGTTAGCATTAAATGTTGTCCCTCGTTTTAAATCTTTAAATTTACTTACATATGCTTCATTTGTTACATCGGGTTTTGATTTAAATTGATAAATATTGAATGGGAATTTATTTAAATCAGCAGATAATCCCATATTTAGGATATTTTCTAAATCGTCTCCTCCTCCTGATGCGTCTGCATTATATCTATCAACTTCAGCAATAGTTAATGCTAACATAGCATATGTATGAGCAGAGCTAAGTTTTGTTTCTTGGTATGTTTTCATTTGTTGTTTAAATGCTAAAACACCATGGTCTAATCCATTTTCATCTCTATTATTGATTAATACTTCTAATAAGTTTTCTTCTAACCATCTAGCTGAACCAACTGATGATAATGTCTCATATTTATCAACAATATATGAATTTTCTGCATTGAATAATGTTCTAAGTTTTGTGATGTTACTCTTAACTTGAGATAATAGTTGATATGCTAATTCTTTAACTTTGCTAAAATCAATATTAATATTTCCGCTAGTTCCTGTAGAGAATTCAATTAAACCTCCTGAATTTGCAGATAATTGAATTAACTTAGTAGCAACAACTAAACTAGATACTAAATAATCTTCAGATAAATTATAATTACCAGCAACATTTATACCTAAATAATTCAAGATATTTATACAACAATCTTCTAAAAATTTTCCTCTATATGTATCTCCATTATGACTAATTTCCGTTTCCTTAGCATTTTGTAACAAGAATTTTTTAAGGTCTGCAAGTCCAGCTAATGTATTAGCATCAGTCTTAACACCATCAGCTCTAGTATCAAATGCTATACCATTTACTGCTCCTTGATTTGATTTTAAAACACTATAACAACAAGTATGTAAATCAACATTTACTTTATATAAAATTAAGTATAAAGCCATTAATCCTGCTAATGGCGCAGCAACTACTTCATGAACCATTAATAGCTTATCAACATCGCTTACCATAATTCTATCTGCTCCTTGAATCATTTTTAATACTACGTTGTATTT